ACGGGATATGCCATTCCGAAGGCCAAGAGGGCAAACGGTGCCCTGGAAAACCCGCGCTCTCTCGGCAGGAGGGTCACACTTTTGGGTTCAATGGTTAGAATGCAGGCCATGGTCTTTTGCATGAACTTGATTCTGTTGATGGATGAATTCGGTTTCCTTGCCCACAGGATTGATGGCAACACCTCGGCATCGAGGAAAACTCGTAGGACGCGTTTTAGGGCCACTCTGACACAGACCCTCCTTAAGCTTGGTAGGGTTGTGGATGCAGTATCCTTGCCTGAGGTCATTCGCAATGCCCCATTACGGTGGGACATGCAGTCCATCGATGATGGGCTGGACATTGCGAAAGACTTGGGGTGGCCCGTCAATGTGAACATGGCACCGCCTGTGACAGGGATTGCAGGGGGCAAGTACGACAAACAGTGGCTGTTCTGGGGTAGTGATTTCCAAACCGGCATTCACAAGTGCCGTGTTTATGTCGACAACGCACTTTCTGAGCTGAGGGCAAGGTCGCCAGTTTTCAAGAGGACTGAGGAGTATGGCAATGTTGATAACGAGCTGGAGTCAACTGCCAGGTACTTTAGGACCCCCGAAATCTCCATTCCTGATCTTGCCGTGGATGAATTATGGGTCCTCCTTGGAGACATATTCAAACACTCACAACTCACCCCTTTCAATGTCATAATAAGGGCTTGGGAGAAGAAGTATGCCCTTGGCTCCTTTATGGCTGACCCCAATAGGAAAAGAAGGAAATACAAGAGGTCTCACTTCATAAGGGATTTTGGTGGCTATAGAAAATTTAAACAGCTTTGGCAGGACACCTTTAGGTATGCGCCCGCCATTCCTGTGATAAATGCTGTTTTCATTAAAGGTGAGGCCCTGCCCGAGAGGAAATGGGCGAATGATAAGCTACGCACAGTCATTGGGAGTAGCATTTTCCACTACATTTCATCAACTTTCATGAACTTTGAGGTGAACCACCGTTTCCGGTACCTTACCACACCTATTAAGATAGGGATGCCCCTCAATGGGGGTGTTTTGTCAGGGATTTTTGAAAGGCATGCCAAGTACGACAACCATTTTGCTGGGGACATGACTGCTTTTGATAGCACGATTACCCTCAAAATGCAAGAGTATATAAAGGCTGTGAGGAAAAAGGGCTTTGAGCACCATCGTGACTTCCAAAAGATCTGCAGCCTCATTGACATGAACTACTCAAACCTAGATCAGAGTTTCCTCAACACCACTTCAACTGGCAATATTTACCGGAAGGGGACAGGGTTGACGACGGGTCATTCGGCAACATCAATGGATAATTCCATTGTCACTGTTACCCTCTATCTCATGGCGTGGAAGCAAATTACGGGCCTCTCAGCCAATGAATTTCGCTTCTTCAATGAGCTTAGCTGCTACGGGGACGACCATGTCCTCTCCACACTTGCAACCTGCCCTGCAGCGTGGAATTGGGACAATATTGTGGAGGCCATGAACAAGTGGAACATTGAAATGCGCCTAGAAGCATCTGGGCCACTCAAGTCCATACCGTTCCTGTCCAAATTCTGTCGGGCGCCCTCCCTAGGCGACCTGAAAGTCTTTCGTGAACTTAGCATGGCTCCTCCATCATGGGTGGTCTACCATGATAAGGAAAGGCTGCTTGGGAAACTTACTAGTCCCCTGTTAAATTTCTCCCCAGAATACCGCGTTAAACGGCTTATTTCATATTTGGATCTTACAGCCCACCATGATGATGTCTACGCCCAAATTTGTCAGGCCATTAAGACTATAAAGCGGAACTCTCCTAACAGTAGGGTTGCCCTCTCCAGGATGCAAGTGCCCACATATTCGGACATTATTAGGAGGTGGTATGATTTTAGGACTAACATCCCTGCTGACACACCAGTGAGTGAGGTCATTGAGTCATCCAACACTGAGGATCTGGTGACATATGGTGAGGTTGGGCCTATTGATGTCCTTGCATCAGCCCTAAGTGTGGTCCCGGACTTGCTCAATCCTGCCATCTTCAACGTTGGTTACGCCGTCTACTTACAGAGAAGGGCAGGCCCTTGGATGGATTGGCCAATCCATCTTGTTGCAATCAGCAATGCCACCGTCACCAATGGGCACCTTGCAGCCATCCTTCGCCGAACATCTTATGACTGGCTCACCAACACGGATAACCCTAGCCAGTGCACTTTGAGTCCTGGGGGTCTCTTGGTGCGACACTGGTTGTACATGATATTTCACACGCGTAGCGGGGGCTGGTACTTGCCACGGCTACTCACTAGCATTTCCAAGAAATTTGCTGACCTGGGTTTTCTTGTAAATGGGCAAGTCCAAAGTGAGATTGTGAGGAACGAGTTCCCATTCTGGAACTTCTTGTTAGTGATATCCTTAAACATCATTCCTGACTTCCCGCAACTCAGTTTTGTAGCGTCACTTAAGATCCCCAATCTCTCTCTTTTAAACGATTGGTTGCAAGGGGTCATTATAACACAAATTTGGCAGCTTGTCCCCCCCAACTTCAAGGATTTGAATCCATTGCAAAGTGCGACTTGGGATGGCAAGCGCCATCTTGTTGTTGCCCCGACAGGGATAGGCAAGTCCACAGATCTGATTGCTTGGGCTGAGATGGTGCTTGGTCCGAGCTTCTCCAAGATCATATTGATTGAGCCCAGGTCTATCTTGGTTAAGACTCTGACCCCATGGTTGGTCAATGCAAAATCCGTAAATGCATCTGGCCTTACGACAGGCTTGGAACTGGACCGTACAGCCAAGGTGTGGGTGATGACACCTCAGGAGTTAATGTTGCACCCCCAATGGCTACACAGGGACAACCTAATAATCATTGACGAGGCTCATGTGACTGAGCCCTTTTACCTCTTGTTGCTGGATGTGGTGAAATTCATGAGTCTTCCATGCATGGCACTTACTGCCACTCCGACCCCTGCTTTAAAACAATGGAAAACAACTGACACTGAGTTGCGAGTTGCACGGTTATGGTCAATAATGGAATCGAAAGCTCCCATCGTTGTTGACAAAGCGCAAGACCTAGAGCCTAAGTATTTCGCTGCCATACATGATATTATGGCTTCGACACCGAATCGAGCAAGGTTCTTGATATTTTGTCCGGATGTCCAACAATGTGTCAGACTGGCCAACAGAATGACGGGAAAAACTTGCATACTTAGTTCAGGCCACACTGAAATTGATCCTACTGCCAAGTTTTTCATATCAACTTCCGTCAGTGATGTTGGTTTAACAATTCCGTCCGTGGATGTTGTGATAACCTTGGACATAGACAGAGCTATAACTCTCAACCATGACGGGACTTCCACTGCGGGCTACTCAAGATTGACCTCCGAGGCCATCCACCAAAGGAGGGGTCGCACTGGTCG